TGATAATAGTGTTAATAAACTTAGAACCGTTTCACAAGGAAAAACGATGAAAGTTGCCATGTGTTTTTCGGGTCTCCCTAGAGGCAATTACAAAGAAAATATAGCGAGATTTCGAAGAATTTTTCCTGATCACGATTTCTTTTTTAGTACTTGGCGAGGATATGAGGTAGAAGGAGAAAATTACACGATCTACGAAGAACCTATGGCTGATTATTTAGATGTTCTAGTCGCAAAGATAAAAATTAATCCCTACTCTAAAAATTCATTATATAAGGGATATAAACAAATTATAGGGCATTCGTTACAACTGCTTTTTGATGTCCCTAGAGAATATGACATAATAGTTCGTTGTCGATACGATTCAGCATTGAACGAAAAAATAGATTGGTTCCGTTTTATAGAAAAAGCATACAATGAAAATACCGTATTGGGATTCTCTTCTGAGAGTTTTTTAAATTCAAGAGGTCCAGATGCTAAAAGATGGAATTGCCCCGCTAATTATACATTGAATTACGGGTATCCCAGATTAAACGATCAGTTAATATTTCATAAAAGAGAACTTTTTTCTGTTGAAAAGGTGTTTGAACTGTTTCAAAAAGAAATGTTACAACCAAGTGAACATGGATGGCTTCAAGCGTTTCCTGATGTTGTTTTCCCAAAAAGAATATATGCCATTAAACTTCCCAAGTTTGAATCTTTTGTTGGTGGAATTCATTTGGAAAAAACCGAAAAAGAAATTGCACTTATGAATTTATAAACAACTGAAGGTCTTCAGGAGTACCCAAACCCCACATAGATTTTGCTTCGTGTGTCCGGATAGTCTTACCGTCCTCAATTGCCTGATTGAATACAGGACATACATAAAATTCATTGTTAACTCTAATATTCTTCTCAATCATCTGTTCTGCATATTTAACAAAATCTGCTCCATGTTTCCAGTAATAATAACCTACCGTTGCATTGTCACTGATAGGATTTTTCTCTGCTACTTCAAGGACGTTACCAAACTCATCTAATTTGACAAATGACCATTTAGGATGCGTTGATTTGAAAGTAACAATACCACCGTCTGCTGACGTTTCCTGCATGTCATACATAAACTGAACAGGATCCCAATCGACCCATTGATCACTGTTAGCAAAGAACAGTGGTGCATCGTTGTTGATAATATCTTTTGCTAACAGTGTAGTACATGCCGCACCTTCTGTGATACCGTCAACCTCTACGATTGTAGTGTTGGAACCAGCAATCAACGGTAGCATGTTGTCTAGGTGAAACTGTTCACGATGTTGTTTCTGCACAATGAATATAAAGTTTGCATCAAGGCCTAGATTTTCTACGACTACTTGAATCATTGGTATTCCTCTGACATCAATCAGTGGTTTAGGGAAGGTATACCCAGCTTCTACGAATCTAGAACCTGCTCCTGCCATAGGAATGATAACATTCATCTTCTCGTCCTTCCATTTATGTAATACTGTACTTGAAGTCACGTTTGGCATAATATTTTCTATGTTGACATCTTTAGTACTAGTCACTCTTATATATTTTGCACTAGAACGTGCTGCTGCTAGTATACCAGGCGGAGAGTCTTCAACGATGACTGTCTCTTCTGGTAGACAGTTCATCATGCTCATTGCTTTCCAGTAGATCTCGGGGTGTGGTTTGGAGTTCTTCACATCTTCATTGGATAGGATGACTGAGCAATACTCTATCAACCCACTCTTGGCAAGTGCTGTCAATACAGTTCTACGTATACTATTAGAACATACTCCTATCATATAACCATTATCTTCTAAGTACTGGAACAGTTCGAGTGCATGAGTGTTGATAGGGAGATCGTGCATCATCTCCACAGTACGTTTTTGTTTATGATTGAATATGTTTTCATGTTCTGAAACAGGCAACCCTTTTCTCTCGGTGAGTATGTTCAGTTTCTCGTATGTTTTTCTACCATCGTAAAGGTTACGATGTTCATCAGGTGTGATAGCATACTCACCGAGAGCTTCATTAAGAGAAGCATAATGTATATCTTTGGCATCAACAAGAACACCATCGAGATCGAACAATACTAGTTTAATCAACTTTTTAGGGTACAATCCTCTTACCTTTGAGATAGTCGTGTATTGTTGGCGATTTCCTACCCAATTTGAGTTCCACGCTTTTTATGACCATTCCATGCTACGAAACCAGCAAGACGGAGTGACCAGTATGCAAGATAGTTCAACACCTTAAACCCATTGACTTCAATACAGATGTCACGAAACAGAATGTCTGCTTCTTTCTGTGTCATCGCACCGCAGTTAGGACGTTTCTTGGTGTCCTTCAATAATGTAGCATATTTGTATATGTAGTCGTGAACTAAACCTCCCATCAGCAGAACGCCTACGGGTGATAAAAATGTTGCGAGAAATTTTGGTACAGAAGCACCGTCAAATTGAAATCCAGCAGGGATGACATACTTTTGACCATTGACTTCAAAATGCCAGTCTTCTGCTATCTCCCACTGACGCACACCCATCAACCAAAGCCAGACTCCTTTCCAGAATCCTTTATCTTTCGTAGCAATAGGCAACGGTTTCATACTGGGCATAACATCATGCTTGAACCCAACACGCTCTTCGCCTTGTCCGTCAAATTTTGTGCAGATCCAACCAGCAATGATAATGATACCAACAATTACCCACTGCCAAAAGGTTGTTATTAATTCAATTATTAAATCCATTTGTTAAACTCCTTATTGTTTAATTTATGTATGTTATTTTATACCCAACCATTCTTTTGTCATAATATACTCACGTACAAAATCAGATCGAACAATGTCTTCCCATCCGAACTCAACGTGAGTAAAACTCTTCATATTATCTAGAATATTTAGAAACTGATTAACCCCACTCTTATCTTTCTCTTGTTTGAAATCGCTTTGGTAATAGTCACCACAGAATACAATCTTGGTTGCTTGACCCACCCGTGTGATAACAGAATCCAACTCGTGAAAGTTTAGGTTCTGCATCTCATCTACCAGAATGATACTGCTATCATATGTCACGCCTCTTATATATGAGGTTGATTCAAACGTGATATAATTGTTATGTACCAATTTGTCATATGCTTTTGGGTCGTTGAATAACTCCGTAGCAACAGCACGATATGGTCCTGTGTATGCGTTGAGTTTCTCTTCAATGGTACCAGGCAAATAACCCATCTCTCGGGTAGGCACAACACTTCGAATGATATGCAGGGTATCGAAAGGTGTGTTCTTGTCCATCACCTCTTCTAAAGCTAGATACATTGCAAGAAAAGTTTTGCCTGTCCCTGCTGTACCTGTTAATGCAAGATGATCTCCTTCACGCCATGCTTTCCAAGCATCTTCTTGGTGAGGAGTTATTGGTTCTATGGTATCCATCCAATCTAGACGAATGTTCATATTTTCTTGTTTGTTAGGTTTCACCAGTTATGCACCACGTTTGACATTATAAAAAAACATGTTATAAAATTTATACCAACAATTATTGTTCGAACAATTGTGATATATTTATCGTAAGGTTCTGTCTTGTCATCTGAATAACCACCCAAAGAATACTGCCATATTTTCCAAAACTTTTTCATGTTTTTATGGTGTTATCTACGAAACCATGTTTTCTTTTTTGTGCTGCGGTTAGTTCAGAATTACCACCAGCTCCTTTTTTAATATTTTTCAATAAATCTTTCCAATCTCCGGAAGTTTTGTTAATGATATTTCCGGTATGTGTTACATCAGCGGGCATACGTGAATGAAACTGTTCCCATTCCCCACTTGCAACCATGGATTCTTTTTCCGAAATAGAACAGAGTTTTGATATCTCTTCTCCGGTTTTAGTATTTCTTAAATCATATGTCGGCATAATATTTCCTAAAATAGGTGCCCAATTAAGGGCACCCGTTAGATTAGGATCACCCCCTTGTGACTTGTTGAATTGCTGCATCTAAAAATGCTTGTTTTTTAGACATCTTATATGCGGCGTCTTCTTTCCCTTTTTTATTCAACTTGTGTATGTAGTGTCCAAGTTCCCTAGAGTCTTTTTTCAATCTTTCTATTTGGTTTGTTACCATAGGCAAGTCTCCTTGTTATCGATTTGGATTTACATGATCAATTTGGGATTAGATCTGGTAGGGCCTCCTTAATTAATTTTTCTGTTAATCCTTCAAATTCAGGTTTCTTTTTATTAACCATAGATACTAAAATTTGAGCATCTTTGGGGTGTATAGATTCTAACATATCTATGAACATCCTTTCCCTGCGAATAGAAGAAAGTTCTTCGCTGACTCTTAGGCCTTTTATAAAATATTTAAAATTCATATGTAATTTCATAAGAGAGTTTGGAGGGGGTGCTCCATCTGATGCTGGAGTATATGGTGGTGTACCAGCTGGTAAGTTCCACTTGATATTAGGGTCAAATATTCCTTGTAGAACATCTCTCACGTGCATATCATCTTGATGTTTTCTGAGTGTATTAATTTTATTTTGTCTTCCCTTTGCATCTTCTACTGCTTGGAATACTTCCCATACATCTCTTTTTCTAACTGTTTCAACCACTTCATTATCTCCTTAATCGCTTATAGCTCATTATACACAAAACTTGACAAAATGTCAAGTGTTACTTCTTTTGTTGTTGTTTAATCCAATTACGTGCAGTTCTAGACTCTGGTGGTTTTTTAGTGAACTTCACCGCGTCTTTGTATGCACGTAGGGTTTCTTTCTTGTAGTCTTTGCCATCAGAGTTATCAACTACAAGAAAATTCTTTTTACCAAAAATGTTCTGTAACAAGCCAACGTTCTGTTGGATAGTGTCCCACATCTTAGCAACCTCTGCGTCAGGTAGTGATCGTTCACGTTCACGATTGCGTTGCAGTGCGGTTTCTTTGTCGGTGTTCACAAAGATCATTGCGACATCGTAACCCATGTTCTTCATCATCTTTGCTTGTTGTGCAACTTTCTGATGATCACGACCTGTACCATCAACGACAATGCCTAGACGACCTTTGAGATAAAGTTCTTGTTTCTTACCAGTGAGGGTCTTTGCGCGACCACGTAGTTCTTGACCTTTGTCAGAGAATATGCCCTCGGGGTCGAGTGCGATCCCTGCTTTTTTCATTGCTGCTTCGAACGCATCGTCAGAGTTAACTACACGATACCCAAGAGCGGGTAACCCAGTTTTACCAGCGATGAACGATTTACCGCTGCCGGGGCCCCCAGCGAGGAATATTGCTTTGAAGATGGCGGGATCGTTGACCCCTTCGTTGATAAACTGATTAAATTTTAACATGTTTACTGTGTATCTTACACCCTATAAATTCGTTATAATAATCGTCTCTTAGTAGCACGTCATTTTCAAATTGAAACTTTGCTTCGTAGTAAGACATTGCCCCTTTACTAATGCATAATTTTAAAATCACTCTATTATATATAT